GCTGGAATTATGGCTTACATGAATCAGCTTCCGATCATAAGTGACAAGGTGGTTGAAATTGTTCTTAGACAAAACCAGGGGGTACTTCTAAAGCAGGGTGCGTCTGGAACGGTTGGACTAACTGGAGCCCTTATGTATTTTACGGTGGAGTAACCAATGGCTTCTGGATCACCGCTTGGACTATTACTGACCCTTACCGAAGCTGAAGCAGGTGAACAACATTCTGGTTCTGCATCAATATCTGGCAATGGTTCTCAGGTTGGATCTGTTCTGAAGGGTGGTAGAGGGTCAGCATCAATTTCAGTCGCTGGGACACTTCTTGCAATCGGCGTTGCAGGGATGCTGGCTATTGCATCGATCTCCGGAGGCGGTTCGCAAATTGCTATAGGTCAAAAGTCTGCACTTGGCTCGCTAAGTATTTCCGGAGATGGGTTACAGATTTGCATAGGTCAAAAGTCTGCACTTTCTGCACCAGTTGTATCCGGAAACGGGTCTTTGGTGGCTACCGGTGAAGCCTTTCAGGGAGAGCCACACTATGGTACGGCTTCCATTTCTGGTAATGGATCGCAGGTTGCGGTTGGTAAAAAGGACTGTCAGGCCAATGTTGCAATTTCAGACAACGGACAACTTACTTCCTCTGGAGTTAAATCTACAGGTGCAACCGCACAGGTATCTACAAACGGTGTTCTTCAAGGATCTGGTTTAAAGCAAGTTTCAGGGGGTGCCTCCATTAACGGGGCTGGCAATATTTATGCGGAAGGGTTTCAGCCTGAGTCACATTCTGGATTTGGGGTTATATCTGGAAATGGAGAATTGAGTGTAATCGTAAGTAAGGGTGCAACTGGAACGGCATTGATACATACCGATCTTGAAGAAGCTCCAACCACTATTATGCTTAGTACGGGAAAAATTTGCAGAAAGATTTCCACTAAATTTTACCTAGAACTGTAATTATGAAAAAAGTTATAATAAAATGGAATAGTCCTCCATATCCATCATCTGGTAAGATTGTTCTTCACTGTAAAAATATACCTAAGATCAACGGGAAGTCGATACTTAAACCATGGTACGTTCGTACATGGAGATGGATTGTAGATAGAACCTGGTTAATATGTCGGTAAAATCATACTCATACAAAGCTGTTCCAACCGTTAAGGAGTGTAACGCAGACCGCTCATTTATCAAGGCGATCATGGGACCATTCCGATCAGGTAAGAGTTCCGGGTGCGTGATGAACCTTGTTGAACTTGCAAAAGCCCAGGCACCCATGGATGATGGTGTGCGTAGATCACGGTGGGCAATTGTACGTAACAGTTATCCGCAGCTTAGAGATACTACTATCCCCACGGTATTCGACTGGCTGTACGAGTTCGGCGACTACAACAAGTCAGACTACGATTTCGTTCTCAACAAACTTAAGGCCCCTGATGGTTCACCCGTAGAGGCGTGGTTCCACTTTCGAGCACTTGATAAACCGCGTGACATTCGAAACTTACTCAGTCTCGAAGTAACCGGTGCATGGTTTAATGAAGTCAAGGAAATCCCTAAACGTATTATAGACACAATGCGTGGTCGTGTTGGTCAGTACCCGTCAAAGAGCAAATCCGGTGGGATTGGCGCATCATGGGGTGGTATTATAATGGACACGAACCCACCCGACACGGACCATTGGTTTTACAAATTATTCGAAGTTGAACGACCAATGTACTGCCCAACATGCCGTGACGCACAGGGTGGTATCATATTATTCGTTAACGGTCAATGTCCTAAATGTAATATATCACACGGAATACCATTTGTCAAGCTGTTTCGTCAACCAAGTGGTCGAGGGCCAAACGCTGAGAATCTTCCCAATATCCCAATAGGTTACTACGCCACCCTAACCGCTGGAATGGATAAGGATTTCATCCGCGTGTTCGCAGACGGTGAGTACGGTTACGTCTCTGATGGCAAACCAGTCTACATGATGTTTGACGACGACAAACACATATCTAAGGATAAGATCAAGGCTGATCCCGGGTACCCTTTAATTATAGGTTTCGATAACACAGGTCGTGATCAGGCCGCCGTAATCTGTCAGTACCTTCCAATAGGTCAGTTTCGTGTACTCCACGAGTTTATCATGACCGACACTGGAACCCGTACACTCGTTCGCGAGATAGTCAAACCTTTCGTACTCGCCACCTACCCCGGCGCTAAGCTCATTCTAACGGGTGACCCTGCTGGTGTAAAAGCGAGTGACACAGATGATCGCAATACATTTCAGGAAATCAGCGAGGCCTTTGGTATCCAGGCTACCCCTGCACGGTCAAACGCGCTGTCACCTAGACTAAATTCTGTCGAAAGTTTTCTCAAGAAATATGTAGGTGGAAACAGATTTGGAATGCTCATCGATCCTGGGTGTTCACTTATCATCAAGGGGTTCCGTGGTGAGTACCGTATGCGTAGACTGCAACTTGTAGGCCAAGAAAGGTACACAGATAAGCCAGAGAAAAATCTGGTGAGCCATGGACATGATGCTCTACAGTACGCATGTATGGCTGTTGAAGATGCATTGACATTACTATCACCAGGTTCGTTTGACATGTATGGTCAGAAAAGTTCAATACTAACACGTCCAAACGCGTGGGCTGCTTTCACATAGGAGATCTCAATGGTAAATGGAATAGTTCAAATGAAATCAAACGACCAGCTTTTAGCTGAAGAGCAAGCATCTATCGCTGTTAACCAAAAAGCTGAAGCTACTGCCACAGAAGGGACAAAGCTTAACTATCATCTCATGTCTGTCCTTAGAAATAGGTGGGACGATTCTGTTCGTAACAAGATAGATGTGGAAGCACAGTTCTTTAAAAACCTCGATCAGATCAATCGCGTGTACGAACAACAGAAACTCGCAGCTATTCGTGAGATAAGTGGTAGTGAGGTATTTATAGGTATCACTGAATCAAAGTTTCGTCACGCTAAGGCATGGGTTCGTGATGCTTTGTCCCAACGTCCATGGGGTGTTAAGCCTACCCCGGTTCCTGATGTATCAAAAGATCTTATCGCTCAGGTCCAGCAATCGTTCGTGTCTGAAACGCTCAGATCGATCCAGATGAAGGCCCAAGCTGCTGGTGTCACGGTTGATATGCCATCTGCTATCGCAGAGATTCAGGCAACAATGCCAGAGCTTCAGAACAAGGTTAAGTCAGAGGTTAAAAGCGAAGTCTGGGAACGATGCGGTGAGATGGAAAAAGAAGTTGATGATAAGCTGGTTGACGGTGGATGGTACAACGCACTTGACTCAACTGTTCCAGATACAATATCTCTCGGTACAGGCATCATGCTTGGTCCATTCAAGCGCAACAAGAAGACATTAATAGCAACAGATGATGGTGGAGTTACAGCACGGGATGTCGTTACAGATGAATTTGAGCGTGTATCTCCGTTTCATGTATACCCACAGGCAAGCTCAAACGGTCCAGACAGCGGGTGGGTATTTGTCCGCCTTCAATACCGTAAGCTCGACCTCCAGAAACTAATAGGTGTTGAAGGATTTGATAGTGATGAAATACTTGCTGTGTTGTCCGAAATGGAAAGCGGTAAACTCCGAGACTGGACATACGTTGAGGTTGAAAAGGCGATTCGTGAAAAGAAAACGGCAGAGAGTGTTTACGACTCAAGCGTTATTGACTGTATCCTATACATGGGTCCAATGGGTGGAAAAGACTTAAGGGAAGCTGGCATTGACATCCCCACAGACAAAGAAGACTTCGATTTCCTCTCAAATATATGGTTCATTGGGAGTCATTATATCAAGGCCGTCCTCAACGAAGATCCACTTGGTCGTCAACCGATCTCGATTGCTCACTTTGAAGAGAATGTGGATGGTTGGTGGGGTAAAGGTCTACCGGAACTGATCGAGCCCGAGCAGACTGTGTGTAACGCATGTGCACGTGCCGTTGTGAATAATATAGCTATGGGCTCGGGACCACAATGTGAAATTAACATATCACGACTAAAAGGTGGAGACCTCGGTGATACTCGTATCATCCCATGGAAAAAGTGGTTGACCACGGGTGCAGGAATGCAAACCGGTAAGGCTATCGAATTCTGGCAACCAGCTATGCACGCACAGGAAATACTGTACGTGTTCAACGATTTTAAACGTGGCGCTGATGATAGGTCAAGCATACCAGCGTACGCGCATGGTGATCCTAATGTTGGTGGTGGTGGCAACACGGCCAGCGGGTTATCAATGTTAATCACCCAGGCTGCACGTGGGATACGTGGGATCATCAAAGGTATAGATACTGACATGATATCCCGCAGCGTCGGATTTATTTATGAGCGACTTGCTCTCGATCCGAAGTACAGGGATAAGATAGGTGACGCCAAACTGGTTGCAACAGGATCTCAGGCACTGCTCGAGAAGGAACAGCGTGCCGTGCGTATGTTGGAATTCTTAAACGCGACAAATAATCAAGTCGATCTACAGTTAATGGGACCAGAAGGTCGTGGGTATCTATTGAGTGAGGTAGCTAAGTCTCACGACATCGATCCGGAAAGAGCACTTCCGAGACTCCAGGCTATGCGTGGACAGATGATAGGACAACCCGAAGCTCCGGTAGAAATACCGAACAGGGGTACGCCGCCCGTGGCAAGTCGAAACTTGGCCCCCGGAGGAATGGAGCCTCAAGGCGGTACTGCACAGTTGTTGGCTGGGCGTGGAGGATCTGCTGCGGCTCCGCCAACACAATAATTGATCACGATGATGAGCTATCCAAAGGGTTCCGTTCCGCGATAATGCTCATCGCTACAAGGAGGACATATGTTCAATATAACCGCTGACTTACTCAAGTCCATCACAATATTGCAGTCCACAGAGCAGACCCACGGTGCATGGTTGATGTTTCTCAATGAATTCAAGAAGATACGAGACGAACACGTTAGTGAATCTATTCACTATGTTCCTGCTGTTGACGACGTTAACTCAGGATCTCGCATGGACACCTACCGTGGAATCGCCATCTGCTTAGACGTTCTTTCAAACTCATTCGAAGACCCTATGGGCATTTTGTCAGATCTCGAAAAGACATCCAAGGATATTCAGAACGCTCCGGCTTCAACAGCATTTTAATGTACACTTTTTGTCACTAATTGCCATATGTGACAATTATATGCTATAGTTCACCACACTTCATCATTATAACACCTATCTTGTAGGCTATAATGAAATCTAAAAATGGGATCACCCTGGCGTAATGGGCTCCCGGGAGGAAATATGAACGCCATAGATATCGAAGCGATACGTAAGGAAACACAGAAAATTGAGGATGCGCTGTTTAAGCCGGGTGAAACACCTCCGGTTACGCCAGCAGAGACACCACCGGTAGTTCCGACTACACCGCCTGAATCACCAGTAGAGACTCCAGCTACGCCACCGACAGAAACACCTCCGGTTGAATCACCTCCTGCCGAACCACCGGTTATACCAACGCCAGATGTTCCCCCCGTGGAACCTCCGGCTACTCCCACCACACCTCCCCCAATAGAACCACCGAGTCCTCCCGAAGACTTTGAGCACAAATACAAGGTGCTACAGGGTAAGTACAATAAGGAACTCAAGGAGGTTCGTAATTCTGGGAAAGAAGCTTCTGATCGTGTGATCGCTCTCGAATATGAGCGCGGTCAACTCCAGGGACAGGTTAGAGACCTTACCTCAAGATTAGAAAGACTCGAAAAGGGTGAGACGCTACCAGCCACCAATACCAAATCGGTTGGCGGGTATGATCCTGAAAAAGATCCAGACGCTTTGTACATCAAAAAAGAATTTCCAGAACTATGGAACTCTCTTTTGCCGATGTTTAAGAAATCCAACGCTGCTGCAATCGCAGAGGCTACCGGCAGGATCGAAAGGGTTGAGAACGAAGTAAAGGGTGTTGCTGAACAAAGCAAGGCTTCCGCTAAAACATCGTTTCAGAGATATCTCGATGACAATGTTGATGGTTGGAGAACCGTAGACGTAGACCCTGAGTTTTCAAAATGGTTAAACACACCAGCACCGTATACAAACATTCCAAAGAGAGCCCTGATTGAAAAGGCGATCAAGGAATTCGATGCTGTGACAACTTCTAAATTCTTTTTAGACTTTGCCAATGAGCATAGTCAAGTAGATGATGGCAATACACCACCTGTGCCTACGCCGAAGCCAAAACCTACGGTAACACCAGGTCCCGTAACGCCACCGAAACCATCAACCCCCCCGCTCCCACAGCGGAGGGCCAATACAGAAATAATCACGACCGACGAGATCACGAAGTTTTACGAAGACCGGATTCACGGTAAATACGAAGGTAAGGAAGTAGAAATGCTTGCTTACGAAAAACGTATTGAAAAAGCCGTAGCGGAGGGTCGAGTGAAATAGACGAAATTGGAAGGTCGTGATACAAAGAAAGGAAAAATATCATGACTTTCCCTTATACACCAGGACATCCAGATTATTCAAGTACCGGAGACGTGAAGTTTATCCCTTTAAGATAATTTGGGGGATGTACTGCCAGCTAAAAGCAATTATGGGCTGGTAAGGTTATCGTTAATTATATCATTTGACGATAATAAACTAATCCTGAAAAACTGGAAAGCAAATAGCCAACCAGATTGAAGTGTCAAGAAAGAGAGGATACAGGCAATGCCAAGGCTCTCTGAAAAGTATTTGGCAGGATTTTTAGATGCAGATGGTTGTATACATCTTGCATGGCCGAGCGGAAAATTTACTCCTCAGCTATGTATGACATTTAGCCAAAGATCAAATAGGGATGATGTCCTGTATAGAATTCAAGAAACCTTTGGAGGAATTCTTGATAAAATCCAAATCAAAGACGGAGAGTACACAAGGTTGGGGTTTTACGGGAAAAACGCCAAGATGGTTTTAAACAGAATTCTTAAATATCTGGTTATTAAACGTCACTATGCTGGAATGGCATTAGAGATGTCTAATAAAAGGTCGAATGATGTGGAAGCAGATAGGTTACTATTAAAACAGCACCGCAAAATAAAGTCTCTTCCGATTCCAAACTTTCCATCCCGTAAGTGGATGGCCGGATATGTAGATGGTGATGGATGTTTCTCCACCACAAGAGTTTTTGAACATGGTTCTATATCTCTCTACTTTAAGTTGTGTTCGTCTGAGCACGATAGTGAGGGCATAGAATTAATTCAGAAAGCATTTGGTGGAAATATATACCCAATGCGTAGTAGCGTTAACCCTGTCATACAGTATACGCTTCCGCTTCCACCATCTAAGGCAATACAGTTTATTTCACACTTTGGTAAGTATTGTATTGTTAAAAAAAGACAGACAGATTTCATCCTTGAGTGTGCTCGAATCGGACATTACCGAAATGGTAAGTGGATAAAAGAGCATTTAAAAGCACTTAAAGACACACAAGCACAGACTGAGTGGATTAGCAAACCTAATGGGTTTGATGCGACAGTCGAAACCGATAATTAATTTATCGGAAGAAATGGTACGATTCAACATTACTTCCCAAGATTACGAATGCCGATTTTGAAGGCCAGATCAAGAAACAGGGTGACACGGTCATCCTTCGATCAATCGCAAGCGTAACCATCGAGGATCACAACATTGGTGATAGTTTCACTTACGAGAGACCAACCTCTACCTCCATTACCATGCTTATCGATAAGGGTAAGAGATGGAGGATTACCCTTGATGACGTAATCAAGGTTCAGACAGATCTACCATTGTTAAATCAGTGGACTGACGATGCCGGGATGCAGATGAAGATCAGCATCGAGACATCATTTTTTGCAGATAGTGGTATCTATGCAGGAATGCATGCTTCCAACACTGGTCTTACAGCCGGTGTGAAGTCTGCAAGTTTCAACATTGGAACAACCGGCGCTCCAGTTCAGGTTACAGACGCAAACGTCCTCGATTATATCGTAGACTGCGGTACCGTGCTTGACGAGCAGAACGTTCCGGAGCAGGGTCGATGGTTTGTCATTCCTACCTGGATGGCCGGGCTTATTAAAAAGTCTGACCTGAAAGATGCCAGCTTTTCCGGAGATCCCGGGAACGCAGCCCTTCGTATGGGTCGCCTTGGAATGATCGACAGATTCATCCTTTACTCCTCGAACTTGCTGAATCACTCAGGCACAACCTATTACCACTCTCTGTTCGGGGTTAACCAGGCGATTACGTTTGCAACCCAGATCACGGAAACAGAGAAACTTCGTAACCCATTTGCGTTCGAAGACCTCGTGAGGGGGCTCCAGGTTTATGGGTACAAGGTGGTTAAGCCTGAAGGTTACGGCGCATTGATCTGCTACAAGTAATTTAACCAAATAACGGGAGAGGATGTTCACCATTCTTTCCCGTTCACATTATATGAACATGGAGGTTTTAAAACATGACTCTACAGACTTCTTATCTTAAGGCTACCGCTCCATCGAGATCTGCTGATGGTATTAACAGCCATTTCGTTTTAAAGAGCAGGCTTGACTTTACGGATACTGCTTTATCTTCAAGTGACACAGCTAAGGCTCTGCTCATTAAGGAAGGTTGGCGGGTTGACCGTGTGTACGTCAGGCTCGTTCAGATCGGAACGGTTGGCGCTACAGTTCTTACAGGGATCGAAGATAGCGTGAATGGGTCTTCGAACTGGATTGCTACAGACATGAACATTGGAACAACTGGTACGGTTAACGATACCAAGGGTACATTGCATACAGATACTTCTGGTGCAACAAACGGATACCTATTCTTGGCTGATGCATACCTTATTGTTACAATCAGCACGGCAAACTTCGATGGTATACTTGAAGTTGCGGCTGAAATCGTTGATCTGTTCGGTGGGTCCACAATCGTTTAATTAATACTACTTACAATTCTGGGGGTGTCATATGCACCCCCAACTTACAGTTCCGGAGGTGGTGAACACGAGCCGGAACCGCTCACAAAAATAAGGAGCTTATCATGAGACACGTAAAAAGAAGTATTCAGCAGTTAAGGGTTAACACAATTAACGGATATCCATTCCCGAGCGAACTTGGCATGGGGAACATATATCACGCCTGTCTATCTTACTATGCAGGGCCATATGCCATGCTAAAACTGAGGTTTGGTGGACAGCACTACGAAGATGGTTCAAAGATGCTTTACACTGATATCAATGATGCTATTGATGCCTGTGTGTCTGGAAGAAACGATTACATTATCGTTTATCCTGGTCCCTGGGGAGTTGATGAATTAATTGATATGTCTGCTAAAACAGACATCCACATGATAGGTGCTGGTGGTTTAACTCAGGATATTGGAAGTTCCGGACCGGCGTATATCGTCCAAACCGGTAACTTTCACACCATTGAACTTGGTAGTTGGTGTGAAGTGGCCGGGTTACAGATATGGAATAAATCAGGATATACTGCAATTCATTCAAACCTTAAGCAAGGTATCAATGTGCACAACAATTTTATCCGTATGTCTGCTTCTGCAGGTATTTGTAGCGGAATTAATATTGAGGGTGCATACGGGAATAACTACAACCGCGTAGAAGCCAACAAACTACATCACTATGCAGGAACCGCTGGTGGATCTTGTATCACAACTGGTAACGGAACCGGGATAGATACCTGTCGAAATGAAGTTGTTGTTTTTGGTGGTGTAACTTATGATTATGGGATTTTCAATAACTCTCCGGGTGGTCAAGCAAATGACAACTTGATTACTGAGTGCGGAGGGACTGCGGGTGGTGGAACGATCACCGTAGGTCTTCAGATCAGAACTGATAATGGCAACTCAGCAATGGGTAATAGGATTGGGGTTGCTACTGGTCGAGGTCTGGCTGGTGGAACCGCAAACAGATCCTTCGTGCAAAATTTTGATGCACATGCTGGTGGAGCAGTAGCAATCGAGAGTTAATAGTCTACCGTTCAACTATGTTGAAAAGTTAATTACTTTTAAAGGGAAGGAAGGGTAACAAATCCTTCTTTCCCTTTTTTATTTTGGAGGTAACATGAGGCGCTTTACACATAGAAGTTGTGGTAAATTCCCGAGGCAGGCATACGCTATTGCTGCAACAGGAACCGAGTTTGACGTTACGTATGCGGTAGACGGTAACATCCTGACCAGGTACATTCTTGAATGTTACGATTCAACCGGTAATAGAACGCGTACCCTATCTATCATAGACGAAAACAGTGTTACTATATTTACCGGTTCAGCACACGCTGATGATGGAGACTACTCGGTACCGGTTGACATAGAACTCGACGGAGTGTACACGTTCAGAATCACATTGTCCGGTGCTGCGGGTGGAACTGGCGGTACAGATTACTTAACCCTTATGGTTCGATAGGGGGTAAAATGCGACCTGTTATTTCTAAACACTGGCAACCGTATCCGATTACACAGGAGTGTAAGCTGTACCTACCATTGTATAAATATGGTTCGAACGCTCAGAAGATGTGGGATATAAGCGGGAACCATAACGATGGGGTGGTGTCTGGTGTTGTTCCGTACCCGGGAAATCCTCGCCTTACGCAGCTTGGATCTACGTACAATTATGGTGATTTTACAGAAGACAACGCTTTCTTTTGGAGTAGTGTAGATCTATCATCTCTCGCTGGAACCGATTTGGGTTATACGCCAAATAGAATTCGAGTGATAGACGGTGCAGGCAAAGTTGCTACTGGCTACCTTGCTGGAGTCGGGGCAAATACGTTGGGGAGTGAGTTGATAACTAACCCAGGCTTTGCCGCTGATACAGATTGGACAAAACAATCATCTTGGACTATCGCAGCGGGAGTCGCAACACATAGTGCAACTGCAAGCAACTCAATATATCAAAACTTCTCTCGTACTGTTGGTGCGTTATATAAACTTGGTTTTACACTTTCAAATTATTCCGGCACTGGTGCATTTTCCATAAATTTTGGTGGGATTGGTGTTTATGTTTGTGTAGTTAATGCAGATGGATCATATACAGGATATATTGCAAGCACATCAGCAGATAATGGAAATTTGGTAATAAATGGTGGATTGAGTAATGCTGGAAACATTGATGATACTTCCACTAAGCGTGTTACCGACCCACCCTCAACCGCCTGTCATATTGTTTCTTCCCTCAATGGCACAACGAGGGCGTGGGAGAACGTGGAGGCGGGGTTTAACCCGAATACGATAACAAGCTGGTCTATCAATAGTGTAATTCCAAGCGAGTGTATCGGTTGGTACTTCGACGGTGTAGATGATAGGATTGTTCATCCATCCATCACACTAACAAAAACCCACACATTACACTACTGGCTTAAACGTACCAGCACAGATGATACACCAGTTATCCACGGAGGGGTTGCAGACTACCACGGACTCAAAATAACTGACACAACGGTAAGCTATAGTGCAGCCGCAGGAAGTGTTGTTGCAGTTTCACATAACGGTGTTGATACAACAACCAGGAACACTCTATTCAGCGTTACAAGGCTTCTCGACCAGGTTACATTCTACCAGGATGGATTACAGATCGGTGCTACACAAACACTTCCAGTTAATGATAATCAGACGCTGACAGATCTTGGACGGTATTCAGACGGAACGTATTACTTTAACGGAACCTTACATGACGTTCTTGTATATAGTGATTGTCATTCTGCACAGGAAGTTAGAAATTATTTTGAGCTAACGAGGCATATCTATGCTATTTAAGATACTCTTATCGTTTCTTTGTCTACTCTTTAACGGGATCGACACCTACCTGACGATACTCATCCTTAATGGTGGTGGGGTGGAACTAAACCCTATCATGCGTTCAAAATACTGGATACCGATCAAGCTCGCAGCATCCTGTATTCTCGTGATCGCTGGATGGATCTTACACTGGATGGTTCTGATAATCCCGTGTATACTATTTGCCGGAGCATGTGTCTGGAACACATACGTGATAGTAAAGGGGTCTAAATGAATATAAAAGAGATTATCGATAACACCCGTAGTGAGATCCTCGACGACACAGTACGTCCGTACCTATGGACAGACCTCGGCCTCATTACGTGTTTCAATAGTGCATACGACGAACTTGCTCGCGACACCTGGTGTATAGTTGATTCTGAAACAACTGCCGTGTGTCGCGTTCCACTCTTAGCGTACCAGACGCTTCACTCACTACACTTCAAGATTGTAAACGTATTCGACGCTCGACTGGAAAGTAACGGTCATCCGCTACGCAAGAAGACCGAAGCGTACATGTTTAGCATGTATAACTGGAGAGCATCCGAGGGTACTCCGTACATTCTCGTAATGGATAGTACCAACCGTAAATTCTCTGTATACCCTAAGTATGACGATGAAGGATATATCCTTGGTGCGTCCAACATATCGTTCGATTCGGTCAGCAAAACCATATCCACAGCGGTTTCTACGTCTGACTTCTCTGCTGGTGACAGTTTCGCCATCTCCGGAACCACATCTAACAATGGAACATTCACGGTTGACAGCGTTGGAGCTACGAGTATCGTTACGGTAGAAGCCCTGGTAGACGAAGCCTCCACGAGCGCAAAAATCCAACTTGAGCGAGACGCTGCTATTCTCCGCGTTGCTCGCCTCCCACTCGTACCATACGTTCCAAACGATCTAGAACTGACAACCCCACCCACACCAGAAATAGATGCATCTGACCACAACGGACTTATGAATGGTATAGCAAAGTATGCGTACATGAAGCGTGACTCCGAAACGTATGACGCAGAGCTTTCTGCTCGACATGCTGGTATTTTTCAACAGTTTAAAGATGACCTACGATTGAGGATGCTAATCTTAACGAGCGGTAATGAATTACAGGGATCACCACACCTTGGTACACTATAATGGAGTATGAATTCCCACAGGATCTCGTGGGTGACGTTGAACCATCAACCAGCGTCACAAAAAGCAAAAAGCCTGATTTTACCGGAGAATCTCTTGGTGGATTTTATACATTACCATATCAGGTGGTGCTCGTAACGTATGGGTTCGGAGAGGGAAGGTTTGGGGAAGATTATTTTGGAGTTGGTGATGCTGTAAGTCCAGACCTGTCGAGCAATAACCTATATTCTTATAATTTTAATTAGAAAACTATGGCAACAACTACAAATTATACATGGGACATATTCACCAAGGGTCAAAGACCGTACTGGGATGAATGGGTTACGCTTATGGGTTCCATCGATACTGAACTCTATAAGCGCACAAAAGACCTTTACATGCAGGGGAAGATAGTCTACGGGTCGGAAGCAAGTGGCGGAGATTTACTTCTTAAGTCTACTTCTCATGCCACTAAAGGGAAAATCTATTTTGGGAACAATTTCTATTTTGATGACGTAAATGAAAGATTGAACAGGCTGAGCGTCAATGGATTATTTATAGATCCTCGCAAGCATGGGGTTACGTTTGATAACGTGACAGATGATACTGGCGCATGGAATGACACCTTAGCAGAAGCAGAAGAAACTGGTTTGGCAATCATGGCTCCATGTGGATCATCATATATCGCAGGGCAACTTGTTCTTCCTAATAATGGTGCCACTCCTCCGAAACAACGATCCATTAAAATAATTGGAGCT